CGTGATCTTATAGTTTCAAGATCACGTAAATCAGAGACATCAGCGACACACTTCATGGTAGCGTCTATATAGACTTGCTCCATGAACTCTAGACAGTCACTTACGTTGCTTTTCATGTCGCCTCCAAAAATATGGGGGTCGAACATCAAGCCACGCAGCTCCCCTTGCTGATGCCCTTAACAGGCAACAGCCAATCTGTTACCTGCACCTTAGAAATGGTTGAGCATCACTAATCTTGATGAGATATTTCCAAAGCCTTTGAAAGGCTGATCGGAGGATAGGTGACAACAGAAATGTTGCCTTTTCCTTCTTCCGAACGGACGTGGATTTGAGTAGGGGCCTCATCGGCCTCATCTCTAGACACGGCGCCAATAACGACGGGCAACAGTGTTGCCGTCAATTGGAGCAAAATCTCCCACCAGGCCGTTTTTCGGCGTGGCGGTGTTGTAGGTGTAGCCATAATGGTACATCTCCTTTTAGAAAGATAGTGAATGGTAGAACTGCTCGTTTAGAGCAGGGTGCCATAGCGGGCTTCGAATCATTTAAGACTCGGAGCCGTAAAGCTTACCAACCATGGTGCTGTCAAGCCACGACTTAAAACCCGTGACTAACTGGTCTACCTGCGTCGACGAAAACCCTGCAAGGGGTCGATCGATGACGACGTAGACGCTAAGCGTCTCGTAATCGTTGACAGCTGTCAACGGGTCCGGGACGATAGCACGCTGATCGATGCGCGCCATTGACCTGATACGGTCTTTGGCAGTCGTATGTGACACGTTTAACGTGTACGTAAGATCCGCTTTCTGATAGGTGGATTTAGTTCCACCCGTAGAAACGCGGGGCATCGATTGAGCGACAGAATTGACTGTAATAGATTGTGGATCGGAAAGCATTGTGGTTGACCTCCAAAGTTATGCGGAAGTTGACCCTTTGCCGGCAGGGATCCATTCCAAGGACCCTGCTTAAAGAAGCACAAAGGGAGATTGACATCAGGAGAGAGCGTCATATCATTTTTTACGTGATATGCCGAGAGCTCCTGCTATCGCAAGTTGACGTGGGGTTAATTGATCCCATGTCAGGTTGAAGTCTAAAGGACTACCTGCCTCTTGGCGTTGCTTGGTCTCGATTACTCGAGTCCATTCCAACGTCACAGGCCCGGCTGTAGTGGGAAGAACCTGACGGATCTTCCGCTTTTCAACCTGGGTCTGCACAAGGTAAAGGTATTTAGCCTGTACGCTATCGACGAGAATGTCATTGAGGTAACTTACATGTTCACCTACAGATGACACCCAATCGAGAGCCCAGGTCCAAGGTGTAGCTCTATAGATATTCGCCGGACTGACTCGGAGGCCATACATCGTCATACGACGCTGCATAGCCATCCATGCCGAGTTATACTCGGTCAGTCTCGTGTCGAATTCCGGACGATAGTATTTAAACCGACCTACGGCGCTTATCGTGGTCTCTTTATCCACGTACAACTCCCAAGTCGGGTTAGATACACAGTACCCATTAGGCACGGTCATCTGGGGGCTTATTATGCACCCAGTGCCGCCGTCTACTTTGGTACTGGTCGTCTCATGCATTAGGGTAACTTTCCG